GGAACTATTGGTGACATTCAAACTGGGTCATTGTACCTGCTTACATACATGGCAGCTGGTGCTGTGACAACAGCTGAAGCTGTAACTCTGGCGAGAGTTAGAATAAGATTTGAGGATAATTAAATGACTTCTAATTATGGTGCGCAGATTTCTATAGAATGCTTGCTTGGCACGTAGGTCCGGACTTATAACCGGCTCTGACCACCTCGCACCATCGGGAGGCTCATAGAGTATTATAAATGAACTACTAATTTATTTAAAATTAATCTAACCAATTACATCTTTCTTGCCAATCTTGATATTCATCAAAGTCTAGTAACCAGTCCATTGCATTCTCGTCATCAGTCGAGGATCTCGATGACATCAGGAATGCCCGGTGGGGAACAGCAGGAGAGCATGGAGGCGACAAGTCTAACCCTGCCATCTTCTCCTGGGTAGTGCTCCATATCGAAGATATCAGTGAGTCTTCTGTTGAGCTGATTGAGATCCTCGGGGAGATGCTCATTGCGCTTGGCGAATGTGCGGAGCGGAGAGTAGGGGGAAGTAATGAAGATGTAGGCGGGGGTCCATTCAATGAATCCCCCCTTAAATTCCACCTTGAAGGGGTATCGGTCGAGAAGGCGGAGGAGGAAGGCAAAATTGGCGACATCCTTTGATCGAAAGTCATCGATAATAGCAACGGACTGGCCGTCGTAGCCATCGAACCAGCGGAGGGAACCTGATGAAATCCAGATGTCATCGAGTGGCTCCTCTCCCGATACAAGAGCTCGTCCCAGCTCATAGCAGCTCCTTGTCTTACCAGTTCCGGTTTCTCCATGTAACCATAGGACAACTGGTGGGGCGAGACGAGGTGGTCGAGAGAGGCTTCTAAGTATAGTGAGTCCCTTGTGATACTTCACAATGGCAACAGCACCAACATCGGGATCTTGGGCGAGCTGTCGCAGGGTCTCCCCCTGCAACACACGCTCACAGACATCATGGATGTCATTCCGCTTACCTGGTGATGGCATAACTCCCTTGACAAAAGGAAGGAGATCTTCTTTAGAGCAATAAGTGAGAGATTGTTGAGGGGTGCCTCTCATTGATTCAATATGGCACCGGTTACCAATCATCAGCTTGACAGTAGAGAAAGCCATCTGGCGAAGGAGGACACAAGCGCCTTGAAGGTGAGGTGTACCGGTATCAGGACAAACTTCTTTGCCCACGACCATCCACTGACAATCAATCTCCTTGATGATGTCATATTCAGCAGGGGTCCAGTTAGGAAGAGTGAAGACAAAGCGGCGAAGCCTTGAACCCTGGCGATGATAAGGTGTTAAGCGCGTTGGTGGGGGTCGAACGACAGCGGTGGGAGCTACTTGAGGAGCTGTGGTGTCCATGCTGAAGAGCGAAGTTGGAATACAATTCCGACTTTCCACGCCGCTTTTTATAGCGTGGCCGGAGATATTCTGCTTTTTATCTAGCGGATAAACCACTTTAACTCCGCAACATAGCTAAGACGGCGACAAACCACCATTAGAAACTAATAAAAGAAGTGCACCGACCGGGACTCGAACTCAAGTCTCCTCCACGGGAGTCAGGGGCGAACCGACTGGAACATACTGCACTTCTGCCAGGAATGGAAACCATTCACTTTAAGAGCACTACAGGGCTATCGGACTGCCTCTAGCCCATGCGCACCTCAGAGGTGCGCCTCAGAGGTTGGGGGTAATACTATACCCCAACCTCGACTACTAGCTACGCAACTTGCTAGTATAATATTCACGGGAATACTAAATCAAGTACAAATTATGAAGAGAACAAGGTCTCAAGCAGGCTACGGACAAGGTCCTAGAAACACTCGAAAGTACAGGCGACGAGCACCTGGATATGTGAACAGAAACATGTCAAGTCCTTTGAACAGGCGAGCAGGAGGGCGAGTCATATATGGACTGCCTCCAAGTGCACCAAGAGAAAAGAAGTATATTGACACCTCTCTGGCCGCGGCAGCATACCCACTGGCAGGAACTGGGGTTTTAACCCTATTAAATGGAACAGCTCCAGGAAGTGACGCAACCAACAGAGTTGGCAGAAAGATTACCATGAAATCATTCATGATGAGACAAGCACTAACATGTGGAGCTACTGTTGTGTCAAATGGAACACTTACAAGAACAATCCTGTTCTATGACAAACAAGCAAATGCGGTAGCACCAGCTATTACAGACTTCCTATTGACTGATTCATTTGCCGCTAACCACAATCTGAACAACAGAGAAAGATTTGTGACCCTCATGGACAAAATTGTAGGAGCAGTGAGCTTCAGTAACAACCAGACATTCAAAAAGTACAAATCTTTGAATTTAGATACCTGCTACAATGCAGGGAATGCGGGAACTATTGGTGACATTCAAACTGGGTCATTGTACCTGCTTACATACATGGCAGCTGGTGCTGTGACAACAGCTGAAGCTGTAACTCTGGCGAGAGTTAGAATAAGATTTGAGGATAATT